TTACCATATACAACGCTGTGGATTTGCCTGTACCTGAGTCTTTATGAATCAAGTTAACAATAGCGCCACTATGACCAGTGAACTTAAGTAACGGCGCGCCAAAGGCAGTAAGCGCAGCGAACGCATGAGGTTCTAGACCTGGCTGAGCGTATAGGTTAAATACCTCTTTCCATTTGTCCAAAGTACCCATCGGGTGCATGTTTTCTGCAAAACCCTTAGTTGCTGCTGAAGGGGGGCTATGGAAGATGCCGTCCCTGTTGATTTCTCTATCCCCAATAATAAATTTGCTGTCTTTATCAGCCCAACCAAATTGTGTCCTCATAAGCTCTGCTTTCTTTTTATATTGCAACTCTTTTACAAAGGTTAATAAATACGACGTCAAAGCATCCATCTGTTTAGGATGGGCGGCTACACCTTGAATAGCCAGCGCTTCACGCACTCTTTCTTTTACTGCAATGCTAGACAACGGCATCGTAAATTCTTTAACTCCGTCTTGCGGTAGGTGCAAGCGTAAGAAGGCTAACTCGCCTACTAATGGGTCTGGGTCGTGCATACGCTTAACAACATACAAGTCGTGCTCATATACGCATATGGGGTCAGCTTCATCTTCTCCAAGTGGCATAACGTAAATGCCACCGTTCTTCCCCCTGAAGTATGGGTGCGGGAAGGCTGGTATCTTGTAAGTTACCGTTTCAATCGGTTCCTCATTATTTTCATCTTGTACGTCAGATGGCTCTTCAACAATAAAGTCTTCATCTTCTTCAGACCTAATAACCTCTTTGCCCAGCACGATTGGTGACTTAATGCGACCCTTCCAAGCACACCCGTCGCACCCACCTGGATTGTTCTTCTCAAACGTAGCGCACGTCTGAGGGAATTGTGTGTGCGAGGCTTTACGTTCAGTGTCTTCATAATCATAACCTTCGTACCTCTCTGATAACTTGTGAATAGCGGTTTCTCTGTCTACGCACTTATTGGCAATAGAAAGAGCGTTAAACCACATTGGTTCAGATACAGATTCCTGGTTGTTGTATTGATACAACAGTTGTGCACAACCCTCACCTTTGGCACTGCGAATCATAATCTTACTAAAGCGTGACACAGTATTAGCCATCATTGCTTTTTGTAGCTCAGATAATCCACGCTTAGGTTGTTCTGCTACTTCTTTAACACCCAGAATATCTTCAAGGCTCTGGCACTCATAGTCAGGTGCATCAGATAATAGCTCTACTGGCTTAGGTGGTGTGTCTTTATAGTTGTTTGTTCCAGGAACTCTAAGCACGCGAGCAGCTTCAAATACACTGCTATCAACATAAAGATTGTGGATTACGCATAGTTGGTTCAAACGCGCAGCAATAGGTTCCCATTCAGAACGCTCGATTGGTGCTGTTAAAGGCCAGTATACATGGATACCACGACCCGAACTAACGATTATTGGTTTTGGTAAACCGATTGTTTTGCAGAATACTTGCAGCTCTTGAAGCGCCGTAGCTTGGTCAATATAACCATCAGGTCTTCCTGTCTTTGGATTTACTACCGCCTTTGTAGGGCCGCAGTCTAAATCAATCCATAGGGATTTTAAATTCAATACGTTTTCTTTTTTACGGAACTCTTTGTCTTTCCACTCCGCATACTTAGCTACGCCAAAATAAACATCCCAACCTTTTCCATCATATTGTGTTACTAGCTCGTCAAACTCTTCTCTTGTTGCAATAATTTGTTGGTCTGCATAACGACCGTTTTTCAAACCCAATATCACATACCAGCCATCGGCTGATTGCACTCTTGATAATAGGTCAACGTTTGTCATTATTGTCTCTTGTTGGGGGCAAAAAAGGGGGATTGCTCCCCCCGCCGTTAGGCATAGCCCTATTACTTAAACTTCTTAGCGATTAGCTTCTCGATGTCTTTGGTCTGTTCAGGCTTTGGGTCGTATGCACCTACGAACCAGTTATAAACCGTTTGCCTACTCACCTGTAAAACCATAGCAATTTCAGCTACGGGCATACCATTTTTAATGGCAGCCCTGCCTAACGCTACACCAAGACGCTTACTGTCAGCCTTTTTATTAAGCTGAATAGTATTAGCGCTATACCCAATGCTCATGATTAGTTATCACTCCATGCGCTTACTACATCAGCCAAGTTCTGCTTCGGTGCATTCGCAGGTGGTTCAACTTTCTTAGAAGCACGCTTAACTGGCTCTTCAACGGTTTCAACTTCTTCCGCTTCAACTTTAGTAGCAAATATAGGTGTTGCAGCAGGTAGCTTCTTAACTCCATCCTGTTGTGCCACAGTTAACTGCACTACAACTTTAGCTTCTGCAGTAGCTTGGGCTGCTTCTACGACATCTACTTCATCATCAGTTAAATGACGCACTGGTGTGAACTTAAGAACGTCAGCAGTTTCGTTGTCGTCAAACATAACTTGTGTAACGATACGGTCAATACTTTCGCCGTTTGCTGGTAAAAACTTAAGATAGCTCTCAAATGGATGCGTGTTACCTACACCCTTACCAAACAACGACTTTGCTGGGATTTTAAACTGATAAACATCACCACTCATATCGCCTTCTAGTAACAAAGCTACACGACGATTAAAACGACATGCGCGACCTTTACCACTTTTGCCTGAACCATCTACGTTTTGTGTACATGTTGCACATGATGATGCTTGTGCATTTGGTGCCTTGGCATCAGGTACGTCGCCTAGGTTAGACCAGCAATCAGGTAATGTTGGAGGTGCGTCAGGGTCATAGTCTGTAGCGTAAAATTCACGAGACACTTTAGGTAGCGCGTTAATAATAACTACGTTAATACTTCCAGGTACTTTACCGCCAGCTTGTTCGCCGTTAACGATACGACTGAACTTGCCTTTAGCCATAGTGATACGACGGCTAGTGATGGTGCCACCGCCTGACAAAGATTTAGTTAAGTCACTAACGCCTTGTGCGCGGGTTGATACTGCGTTTGTTTCCTTTTGGAAAATTGAGATGTTGCTCATGCTTTGCTCCTTCTAACGACCACGGTGTATTTGCTATCTGCTTGTAAACCAGCAGGTAAAAGTTTTGGATTCTCTTCGAGAAACTGCTTAAGATTGGTTTGATGCAATCTTTTCTCTAGCAAGGGGTATGCGTCATGTTCTTCAATGAACTGATACATAGAATCCCAATCAGTCGTCCAGTACCGTGTATCAACTTTACGAATAATTGTCCCTGCTGGGGTTTTGATGCTGTCGGCATTCTGCTCTTGGCATAGCGCTAACATTTGCTCAGCTAACATATCTTGCTGATATTTCAACTCGTTATCTTGCGATTCGAACTGTTCCTTTAGTTCTGCACGCTTGTCACGAATTTTTATGTAAATCTCGGCCAGTTTGTCCGAGGACACCGCTTCACTCATTTTTAGCTCCTTCGTTTTTACTACACTCTTATAATACTACGTACTTTGACTTTGTCAAGCTATATCTTCAATTTCTTTTCGATATAAGTCAATTATTTTTTCGTGATTTGTTATGTTGTTTTGTAACATCTTATACAACTTAGCTTCCACTTCACTGCCTGCAATATGTACCACAGTCATAGGGTTCTTTTGCCCTGGACGGTTAATACGTGCATTAGCTTGTAGATATGTTTCTACACTGGTCACGGGAGAATACCAAATGATTACGTTAGCGGCTGTTAGTGTTAACCCGTGCGATGCTGCTTGAGGTTGTATGACTAACACTTGCACGTTATTTGTATCTTGGAAGTCCTGAATGATATCGTGTCTTCTATTAACTGGTACTTGTCCATTAATCACGCCACACGTGATGCCCTTAGCTTCTAGGTACTTACGTAATAGTTCAATGGTGTGCGTGAATGGTACAAACACAAGCACTTTGTGTGACGCTTCTTCTATAACTTCTTGAATAACTTTCAAACGGTTGCTGACGTCAAATTCAATGACTTCTCTACTGTCGGTATATACAGCACCGCCTGAAATCTGTAGCAGCTTATTAATGTTAGTAGCTGCGTTTACTGCCGACACACTTTCTCCAGCAGCAGAAATCATCATCTGCTTCTTTAGTAGTCGGTAGTATTTAGTCTGTTGTGGTGTTAAAGGTGCATCACGTTCTACAAAAGTTAAATCAGGTAAATCTAAACACTGATTCTTCTCAAAACGAATTGCAGGTTGTAACACTTTATGCACTGTATCCTGTGCATCTTTTTTAGGTATCCAACGATACGTTCCTACTTTGTACATCACTTGGTCACGGAACTGACCATAAAATTTTGGTGTGTTATCAGGGTTGATAAGTTTTGCTAAACCATACGCATCTACTGGCGATTGGGCTGCTGGCGTACCAGTAAGCATCCATACACCCTTAACCTTTGATACAACTTCCTTCAAGGTTTTCCAACGGGTTGTCTGTGCATTCTTATAAGCGCTGGCTTCATCAATAACAATAAGGTCAAAGCCACCGTTCATGATGTCATTCTTAACAATCTCAACACCATCAAAGTTAATAACAACGAACTCAGCGCCTTGGGCAATAATCTTTTTACGTTGCTTTGAATCACCATAGGCTACATCGCACGTGCGGTGTATAGCGAACTTAAACAAGTCCTGTTGCCATGCTGATTTCATAATGGATAGCGGACAGATAACCAAGACACGCTTAACCACACCTAAATTCATTAAGTAGTCGGCTGCCCATATCACGCTAGCCGTTTTACCCGTACCCTGTTCGTTAAAGCAAAACGCCTTACGATTTAATGTCAAGAACTCAGCGGTCTGCTTTTGATGAGCAAACGGTTTGAACTTCCCAGGCCAATCATAGGCACTTAGGATGCTATTTTTTGCTGGCGTTGCGCTTGACAGAATGGTCTGAGTTTCTGCTGTAGGAGCGGTTGTCACTGGCTGATTTAACTCTGAGGTTGCTCTTGCTGCTAGAGCCGCCTTTGCTAAGTGGTTTAATGTGGTCGACGTCTTTACCATCCCCTTTGTGTACTTTTCCATCTTTCATTAGCTCCGCACGGGCTGCATTTCGCTTAGCCCTTTTTTTAATTTGGTCAGGTTTGCCCTGATATTCTTCGTATTCTTTTTTGTATGGTCTAGGTTTGTTCACGTATGGCATTTTCTTCTTTCCATTGTTCTTCAGGAGTCTTCATTTTGCCGTAAATGGGTAGAGTCATCAAGCCTACTTTTTGCAGTGCGTGTCTAAATGAGTTTCTTTCGTATTCCCCACGGATAATGACTCGTACCGCACGTATTTCTTCCAAAGCAATCCATTCCCCATTTTGGTTTTTGATTGCCACATCCATACCGTAAGCCCCGCCTAAGTCAGCGTTTACGTCTACATAGCTTTTACAGTCGTATTTATGGTCGTCAACACCAACACCAAATTCAATTTCAAAGTTAGAAGCCACATCAGATTCAGTGTATTTAAACTCTGTTTCAGGCGCTGGTATTGGGCAGTCTGCCATTCCGTAATTATCGTTCATCTTGTTTTCCTCTCTCGGTAATTGTGACACGTTTTAACTGGGCAGTATCCGCATAAGGGGCCAGACACTGCGTTCCATACACCTGTCTTAGTAGCCACATCAATACGCTCAATATCAAACTTAAAGTGTTCGATGTACGCCGTACGGAATATGGAGTCATGGTCTTTCTTAATAAAGTCCTTGCTGATAACAAATAGCAAGCATG